ATCTAAAGTTAAGGGTTGTTTTGGTTTATATTCTTGATTAATTACTTCTATAGCTTCTTTAGGTTTATTGGCTATGGTTTCTCCTGTTTCTTTACGTATAAACCCTTTCCCACTTTTAAATGTGTAACCAAGAGCAGCAAACATAGCTAACATTAATTGCCCTCTATGCAATCCTTTAATATTTGGATCATCTTTGGGTAATTCCGAATTAAATCTAAATTTTAACCAATCCATATCCCCTACATCTAGATCAAGTTGAGCTCGAATGTCTAGTTTTTTCCCTGAAGTATCGTATTGTGGGTAGGATAAATGAATTGAACCAGCCCCAGATGCTTTATCACTAGCATATATTTCTCCTCCACTAGTATTAATTTTATTAACAATTAATTGAATTATTGTTCTTAATTGAATTTGTTCATCTGTAGCGGTGCGGGCTGCTTTTCTGTTTTTTTCATATAAGGGAGTATACTCTGTTTCGCTAATCCCCCACCCTTTAAGATCTATTTTTCCATCTTTAAAGAATGCTTCTTCAGAATAAGCTAAATCTACATCGCCTGATTGGGATTTATTACCTGTTGAGCCTAACCAATTACTTTTATCATTTAAAGTAACAAAAGTACTTCTTTTACCAGGAAACAATTTTCCTAGATCTTCAGTAAATTTTTTAATAGTAGGGGCAATATTATTTAATAATACATCTTCAGTATCGTATTCTGTATTTTTGAATACATTTCCTCCCTCATTAATATATATTTCTTTTAAAATTTTGATTAATGATATCATGAGTTTTATTATAAATATGTCAATATATGGTATTGACTATAAATATATTAAATATCTTGATTAATTTGGATTTCTAATGGGAAATGCTCAGAAGTTGGTTTTACGTTAGGGTGTTCTAATTTATATAATTCATGTATATATTCAAATAGTTTTAGATTATCCTCTATAGCCCTTTCGGGTTCGTATATTTCCCAACCTTTACCTTGAATTTTTCCACTTTTTTTATCTTCACCACGTTTTGAAGATTTTAACCAAATAACACCTATTTTATCTATCTTTTCTTCATATAATTCATTCCACGCTTGGGCGTAAGCCGACAATTGTAAATCATAACTAACATATAACGAGTTAGATGTTTTAATATCCAACAGCCACTTTACACCATCCATCTCTATTACCAAATCACAAGTCCCGGCGTACATATACTTATCTGAGAATAAGTGGATTTCGCTTTCAATTAGAGTTGGCTTGTATGTAGACCAAAAATCATGGAATTTTAATATCATTTTCCAAATTTCTAAGGAATATTTAGAGTATCCATTATCATCCATCCATGAGATTTTTTCTCCCAATAAATAGCGTTCAATAGCATCGTGGACTTGAGTACCCTCATCTGCAGCTTTTCGAGCAATAATATCAGCATTGTGACCTACATCTTTAAGCCATGTTTCGAAAAATTTGTTTTTTGGGAAATATTGTAGTATACTGGTTACTGAGGGGTAATATTTGTCGTCTCTAACATAGTATCTTGTGTCTAGTATGTTTACACGCTTTAGATTTTGGTCTATTGCTACAACACGTTTGATGCTTTTTTTATAGACATTTACATTTTTTTCGATCATGATAATTAAAGTTTTTTCTCTAAAAGATTAGAAAAAGTTAAAAGAGTATATTTTCCATATAATATAAAAAAGAAAGCTTGGTTTCCCAAGCTTTACTTTAAATATTATTGGAGATTTTTGATTTTTTCTCTGGCTACTTTTTTCTTATCATCAATGCCTTTTTTAGCTTCTCTAAATTCATTCATAGCATCTTCCATTTCTTTAAGTTGCATGTCGTATTCTTTTAGAGACTCTGTACCTTTTCTACGAGCATCAGATTTTTGTTCATATATTCCTATAACATCATCAAATGCTAAACCTCCTTTAATTTGATTAGCAAAGTGAAATACATCGGATTCAAATACAATATCGTCAATTGTAGCTTTTTTACTTTTGGGTTTTGTGACTACAAAAAATTTACCTACTTCATCGTCTATTTCATATGATTTAGTAGAAAATTCTTTTTCTTGTATTGCTTCTAGTTCTTCCTTAATTAATTGGCGTAATTGGTTTAGTTTCATGATAAAAATTGGTTTATTTTTTTAAAGATTCAGTATTATAATAATCACCGGTTACATTACTATAATCAGGTTTTTTGGGAAGAGGACATTTATTCCAAGCCTCCATAAAACTATCTAGTTCACCTTCTTTAGCTGTTTTTTCTTCTGTTTCTATTTTATCGTTTAATTCTTGTACATCTTTTATTTTTATACTAGTACTTATAAGACTCCAAACTTTTCCTAAACCAATTTTTAATAGAAGAGGTTTAATAGGAGCAAGAGCTACTAATAAAGGAGCACCGGCTTGGACAGCTGTGGTAGCTGTTGCTGCAAGAGGTATAATTGCTATTACTACTTTTACAATGAAAGCTGTTATAAGAATTATTAAAATTACTTTGTAAGCTTTTTGGGCTGCTAATTCCATACATTGCTTTTGCTCTTCTGTAGGAGAAAGAGTTTGATATCTAATCATAGCAAAAAGTTTAGCAAGCCCTTTATATGAAAAATTATCATATAACCATTTCATAAATTTAGTAGTACTATCTGTAAATTTTTTAATATTCTCTAACCCTTTCTCTCCGCCAGGGACATAATTTACAATTATATTTTTAAATTTATTTACTACCTTTGATATAAATTCTTTTATCCAATTTGATATGTCTTTTACTACTTTAAACCCAGAAAGTATATCTTTAACTGTTCCTAATGCCTGTAATATTGCACCACCCACCCCTTCTACTTCTACAATATTAGATTTAGTTTTATTTAAAAAACCTTTTTTAATTTCATTATAAAATATAAGATTTAATTTTATTTCTTTTTTTATATTTTGATTTGTCCTAACCTCAGATATAGTAATATCTTGATATCCTTCAAGAACTTTTTTAACTACATTTTTCTTTTCTTTTAATGTTAAAATATTAAGCATATTACTTAACTTTACCCAGGTTGTGAAACTAATTTAGAAGGGACTATAGCTTTTTGAATTTCTTTATCTGAATATCCCCTTTGTTTAAGATTTTTTATAGCATCTCCTAATTTAGCTGCCGATTGATTGCTATCCCATAATTCGGAACTAATAGGTATAAGTTTAATAGGTTTACCTTTAGGGGTTGGGGGTGGTGGAGGGGGTGGGGAGGGGGGATCAGGTGGTTTTATATCTTTAAGAGTTTTACCATAAGGTATTCCTTTAAAAATAAAGTCTTTAAAATGTTTCCAATCTTTTTGGACAATACTTAAATCTTCTTGATTTTTTAATTTATATCCTTTTTCTGTTTTTTCTACTTCTATTCCATATTCTTTTTGCAAATAATTTGCAAAATCTTTACTTAATTCATCATTAACATTAAAAGTACTTGATTGATTAAAATTGGGTAATATAGTAGTAATATTGGGTATATTACCTAACTTTTCTTTATTTGTGGGGGCATTATAATAATATTTTGACCTTAATTTACCAAATTCACTATCCGAAAAAAGTTTCCACCTTTCAAGTTCAGCAAAATTATGGGTTTCCATTTCTCCATCAGATTCAAATACTTGTTTATCTTTTTTTACTTTCTTACCTTCACTTAATGCATCATCTACAGCTCCTGTAAGATTACGAATCATTTGAGATAATTTGGTTTTATCTTCTTTAGATAATTTTTTAAGATCCTTTAAATTCGATTTTAAATCAGCAATAAACTCATCGCGGAGTGTTTCGATTTTGGATTTATATTTGTTAAATAGATCTTCTTTGGCTTCAGACATTTGCTCATTTTCGTTTAATTGAAAACCAGCAAGCTTTTGCATGCGTTGAAATTCTTCGGATAGAATTTGTTTCATAATTTAAATGTTTATTATTTTATAAATATATTTTCCCTTTTACTTTTAAATCAGGTGTAAGAATTTTTCGGGAATGGTTAAATATATTTTTCTTTCTACTTCTACACCCGGAAACCTTTTTTTAAGTTCTTCTTTAAGTTTTTCTTGTTCTTTCTGTGTGTACCCTTTTTTAATTAATTCTTTAGATAGTGGTGTATTTATTAAATATAAACTACCTCTAACTTTAAGACCATTAGGGAGTGATTGGATTTGTGTACTATTTAAATTTAAACTACCTCCAACTTTAAGACCCTTTGGGAGTGATTGGATTGGTGTATAACTTACGATTAAACTACCTCCACCAACTTTAAGATCATTTGGAAGTGATTGGATTGGTGTATTATTTAAATTTAAGCCACCCCCAACTTTAAGATCATCGGGAAGTGATTGTATTAGTGTATTATTTAAATGTAAATTACCCCTAACTTTAAGACTATCGGGGAGGGATTGAATTGGTGTATCACTTAAATCTAAATTACCTTTAACATTTAAATCCTCCTTTGTTAAAGATTCAGGAGCGTGTATTAATTTAAGTTTAAATTTAGCTTCTAAGTCATCTATCTCATTTAATTGACTTTCATCAATCAAACCAGCCAATTTTTGCATTCTACGAAATTCTTCGGATAGAATTTGTTTGTTCATGTTGTTCTTTTTACAATAGTTTTACCATCATAAATATATGAAGATTCCTACTCTGCAATCTTTCTTTCGATGAATTTAAGATGCTTATAATATTATACTATATTAACTGAAGTTTTTTAGCCATTAGACTGTATTGGTCTAGAGGAGGAGTGGATTGAATTAGAGAAGTAAATTTTTTAAAACCCATTTCGCTTGGGTCTTTATCCTCTAAATCAACTAAATATACTTGTTTACCTTCATTTAATAGCAACTCAGCAAATCTCAATGAATCTTTCATAGCGTCTTTATCTAAAGCTATATATATTTGTTTTACCATTGAGGTAACTATTTTTTTCATTAAACTATCTTGTATATGTTTCCCTAGTAAAGGTATAGCATTTCGTTTAATAGCAAGAGCATCAAATAAACCTTCACACAATATAAGAGGAGATGCCCAGTTTATGAATATTTCAAAAGGTACAATATTTTTACTGAGGGATGGATTTTTGTATTTTACTTTAGAATTTGGATTAAAATTACGAGCTACAAAATAATTTAATTTACCCTCGTTATCGTATGAAGGTATTATAATCATTTTATCGTATATTCCTCCTTCACAATACCCTATATTGTGTTTTAGTATATCGTGTTTAGAAACACCACGCTTTTTTAAATACAATAGGGCATGTCTCCCAATAATATCCCTTTCAGTTATATCGATTATGGGTTTAAATTCATCAGGTAATTTAACATCTGTTTTGACTTGGTTTGTTATAATCCTAAACCCACTTCCCAATAGCGATTTAAGCTCTGCTATTTTTTCTTGGGGGGCGTCCATAGCTTTAAATAGACTTAGTAGCTTAGAACCTTTCTTATCGCAAACCCAACAATGCCATTTTTGATAGTATGTTGTGTTTTCATCAAAATTTATTTCAAGTTTGGGTTTAGAATGGTTACAAAAAGGACAAGTATAGGCTTGATTACCCCGAGCAGTGGGTTTACCTTGTCCTAATACTGAATTGACTAGAGCTATAGCTAGATTGTTTACCATAGTGGGGAATATATAAAATCCCTACTTGGAATCAAAGTCTTTCCTGTAAAATTTGCCTAAAACGTTATCGTTAAAGTATTCTGAAGGATTTTCTAATACCCCATGTTTAAACAAATATTTACACTCGTAATATGTTAGCAGTTTTTTGCTGTAAACCAACTCTAGTATTTCACGTTTGAATTCTTGCTGTTTACCCCCCTTCAACATTTCTAGGATAGGTTTAGCAGAGCCGTAATATGTTTTCCAATCGCTTTCTTTTTGAATTACTTGGTGGGTAGGTTTACGACCTGCACCTTGGTGTTCGGCTAATTCTTTGCGTGTTAACTTGCGTTTTACGTTGTGATACAATACTTTCTTACCAATGTAGGATACTCCGCTCGGTATATGAGTAGTAATGTAAATAAACCCATATATGTTGGGAGGAAAATCGTTTAATGTTTCTATAACTTTATTATTGTATAACCACATTTACCTATCTATGTTTACTAGTATTGTCGTATCAGTTGTTGCTGAGGTTGGGAGAGGTTGAGCGAGTTTACCTATAGCTAATAGATTTTGATTTTCATCGTACAATCCTATCGTTGATACATATGGTGAAAAGTATGAACCAGTTACATTATTTGCTAGTTGTCCACTTCCACTTAATTGAGCTGATGGATTTAATGTAGCATTGAATTCATTTTCTCGTATAGTACATTTGTATTGTGCTTCGTATATAGTATAGGATGAAGAGAAAGAACAGGTAACGTTTGTGGTAGTAACTGATCCTGAAGATAATAGTTGATTAGTAACTATGGCTAAACCATGTGTGTATATAATATTTCCTATATTTGAACTTCCTGAAAGTAAATTACCTTGCCCATCGTCTGTTAGAGTATACGTAACACTTTCTGATGTAAACATATATTGAAAAGAATAGGGTTGAATGTAATTGCCATATATTTTAGAAGGTATAGATATTACTCCAATAGATCCGGTAGGCCAGCTTCTATCAGGAACTAAGGTACTTTGTAAAAAATTATCGTATATAGGACTATTTACATTCCCAATTAAAACATCACCACTTGGATTACTTCCTATAAATACATCAGGTTGAGATACATTATCTCCAGTACTTGATGTTAAAAAGTTAGAATAGTAAAGTTGTTTTATCGAGTTATATACTAAAACTTGATATTGGGTAGATAAAGTACCTGTAGTTGGATTATTACTTAAATTTGAATAATCCCAACTTCCATTTATTCCTGTAAATCTATCAATACCAACTAGTTGCCCATCTGAACCTGTAGCAAATTGGCTGTATGGAAAACTAAAACTTTTATTGACTGTAAACGGAGTTACAGTAATATCGGATGCTAAAAATTGTTTGTATGGCCCCATTCATTAGAAATCTAACTTAACTCGAATCAATGCTTCTTTGGTAAAATCTTTAACTAAAGGTCTTGATAATTTAGCTACAGCTAATAACTCATTAGCATCATTATATAAACCTACTGTTGTAATGTATGTTTGTGGGTTATTTATAAAGCTAGAATACAATACATCTCCAGTTGATCCACTAATAAATGAAGGATTAGTTGTATAATTAAATTCTGCGTTTTGTGGTCTTACGAACACAAAATCTGAAGTAATATTTTCTTGGGAATTTAATTGGAAACTAGCACCTCCTGAAATAGCATTAAATAAACGAATATTGTTGTATCCGTTAGTAACATTAGCTC